CAGTAGTATCTTTAAAGAACTTCTTTACACCACTAGGAGGTTTTGCTAACAGTAAAGTATTACCAGCTAAAGGCCCGTTAAAGAGTAAACTCTTATAATACTCTATTGACTCTATACTAATCTCTTTACCCTCTTCGTCTATCTTATTAATAAATTTTTCTAATTGCTTGAGACCAGAATAATAAATCTTTTTAAATTCTTCCATGAACTCCTTATCCTTATCAGTAAACTCATCATTAGCGCCGGTATCAATTAATTCATCAAATTGATTTTTTGTTCTTAAAAGCGCTCTAAGTAGCTCTACCTTCTTTGTAATTTCAGTATCCATTAGTCAATATTATCATCTAAGTTAACATCAGGTCCGACGTACGTTTTAACACATTGTATATAATTCTTATAGGTGTCACCATAGAATCTATGCCTACATTTAGTAACTAACCAGCGCCCTAATAATTTTTTATCCGAATCTACTTGTTCAGCAGTTCTATATATATCTATAAACTTACCAGCTTGCCGTTTTGTATCTCCTACAACATCAATAGATAAGCATAAGTTATAAAATATTAAATTTGATGACATTTCTGCTTCTGCAATATTTGAAGTTTTCTCTACCGAGAAAGGTGTGCTAATAGTTCTAAATAAGTTTTCTTTTTTCTGTTTATTAAGAGGTAAAAAAGGTTTAGGTTTACCACCCTCACTTTTAAACACATCAACAAAATTCTTCTTCCACAGCTCTTTAATATCTTTAATTCTCTTTTCACGTATTGCATGCTCACCTAAAATCGGATCATACCCCACAGCTTTATAGTTAATAAAAAACTCATTACTATAATCTAACATTGGTGTTGTAAAGTTTGTTTGTGGTAGTTGTGTTGTATAAGGATTTACATCTGCATCAGGAGGTGGATTATTTTTATTTGACTTTATTTTATCTACTAAATCATTAGCAGCAAAAGCCTCTGTTACCTCGTCTTTATTTTTTTCGTAGAGTTTAGATAGAGTTTGCAAACTATATTTTTTCGTAGTTCTATTAAAAGTTAGAAAGGATCTTACATTTAACCCCTTTTCCTTTTTATAAGATATTCGTAGTAAGTATTTTATTAGATCAGAATATCTAAAAGAGTCAGATGGTATTATATGCTCCGGAAATATATCTATTACATGATCCCCCGGCTCAAAATTATCCTCATCAACTACTTCCTCACTTATTATGTCTTTAAGAATACTCTTTATAATATCACCTGTAGCGCCTCTAAATCTCTTACCATACGGTATATTTTCATTAAGCTTAAAAAAGTTTTCATCTAGTAATGTGAATATTTTATAGTTACCAGCCCTGTCCTTATTACCAACACTATTATTTTCATCATTTAACACAAAATTATACTCTAATTTTTTCTTCCCACCTTCTAGCTTCAGGGAAAACGTAAAAACATCTCTTCCATCACCTCTAGTTATTATAAGATTTTCAATAAAATCATATGGATTGTTAATAACAATAGTACCATTAGTAAAAGGCTCTAAAAAATTCTCACTTAAATCTAATAGCTTAATAGCTGATTTAGTAAAATCTGCTTTAACTTCACCCTTATCATCCTTTAGTTGAAATTCACATTCGTAAGGAGCTCCGTTTATTATAAATATCTCAGACATTAAAAGTGTTGGTTGTCAAATACCGTGGAAGTAGTTATTTGCGAATAAATAAAACTTCTAAAATCCGGTAATATATATTTAAGCTGTTGCCCGCCTTCCACAAAAAACTGCGTTTTAAGTATTTTCTTATTTAGTAGATAGATTATCCACCAACTTTTTATATCATCGTATAATTTATAAGATGTTGTAGTTAAAGGTTCTTTAGATTCAGCAGTATACAATCCCAGAATATCAGAATCTATATTATCCGGAAACTCTATTTTATTTAAAATATTATAAAAATAAAATTGTTTACCGTTATTAGAAGCTGTATGAACTTTAAAAATTCTCTCATAGTCGACAATATCTAGACTCGATAGTGCTGGGATATTATCTTGATAGTCACCTAATTTTCCTGTAATAGATTTCATGTTATACTGATTTGTGATCCATAAAGTTTGCAACTTCAACAGTAAGTGATTTAAACGACATCGAGCAGATATACCCTTCAGGTATCATTTTACCGCCTATTAGTCTTCTTTGACCTACCATACTAAAACTTAAACTATCACAATAAGCCCATCTTATAAATCTTAAACCCTTTAATTTAATCTTATATATATGTGGAAAGTCCATAGTAATGGAATTTTTCCTTGTCGGTCTATTTAGTTTAGTAAACTCTTTAATAAATCTCTGATTTTTCTCCGCATCACCTTCGTTTATAGTATTTAAAAGCGGAAAAGAGACAGTAAGTGGAGAGTCAGTATTTGCGAATTGGTAGAATTTAGGGGTTTCAATATAGGTACCGGTGCTAGGACCACCACCGCCGGTTTTGGCTTCCTTAATATTGTTTATAAACTCGCTAACCTGTCCTGCAGCTCCTGCTAATTCACTACCAATCTTATTTACTACTTCACCAATAGAAACTGTACCTCTATCTGTTATATTGGATAGGGTATCAGCAAACTCTGTGGTAAAACTTCTAAAATCATTATTAAAGTAAGGAAAAACGTACCTACCCGGCCCGTCCTCAGTGGGGTATAATCCGTTATAATATTTTTCTGTACCCAACTTTGCTACAGAAGCGAATCCTTTTATTGATGCAGCAAGCTGCGTAGACTTTAATTTGTAAGGGATTACCACCACTCTTGGAGTTTCGTTTCTTAATTGTGATCCAGCAGGTAACGAAGTCCATGCACCTTCTTTCATAATATTCCTCATACGTATATATTTATAGTTACAGACTTGGTACGTTTATACTATAAGGAGATAAAGAATAATCTGCTCTAGAATTTAATAAAGACTCTGCACTGTTAACAGCTTCTTGACCAGCATTTCCTGCTAACGGCACTACTGAACTATTACCAATTTTTATATTTTTTATAGCTTTGACTGTGTTTCCAGTATTATCTTCAGTAAGCTTACTATAGGTAGTTAATGTATCCAATTGTATCCTTATAGTCTCCATAATAGTTGTTAACCTTTTAAATGGATCTTTTTTAGGAGGTTCCGGAAGATCGGGCTTAGTTTTAAGACTAACTACACCAGTTTTTCGGTTTTGTGTAAATTCTCCGAATTGTGATTTATCATTAGTAATACCGAAGAATTTTCCTAATGTCTTATTAATTGAACCAAAGAAATCATTACTACCAGACATACCTGGATTATACATCTCCTTAAAATATCCAACTGATTTCCTTTGAGCTCCTAATAGTCCATATACAGCTACTGTTATTTTTTCTATACCATCTACAGCAACATCAGGATCACCAGTAATTTCTAAATCAGCTAAATCAATTCTACCTAATGCATCTAACCCGCTTTTAAGCTCGGAGATAGGTTTAGCAACTTTACCCAACTCTATAAGTTTTTCAAGTGGTCCATCGCCGAGGAAGAAGCCAATACCATCTGCAAGTTTACCGATAAATTCTCCTCCGGTTAGCGCAAGAAGACCAGCGGCAAGACCAACAAGACCGGGTCCTAAGAGAGCTAGGTTAACTGCGTCTATCTCAGCAACTTTTTCTAGCAAGGGTGTGAAAGATTTAAATCCAGGGGCTGCTATTCTAAAAGCAGCGGCTAAAGGCAGTAGAGCTAGCCCTAATGCACCAAGAGCAAGTGCACCCACAAAAATCAGAGGTGATGCTATAGCAAATATAGCTCCTACAACGCCTAATACTAGTAAACCTACAAAAGCTTTACCTATTGTACTCCATTCTAGCTCCTGAAATTGCAGCATAGAGTAAGTTAAGGGAATTAAAGCTAGACCTAATAACCCTAGAGCAAGTGCTCCTAACGCTATGGGCGCCGCCACTAACCCTGCAAGAGCTCCTACTGCGCCTAATGCTAGTATACCTACTATAGCTTTACCTATCGTACTCCATTCTATTTCCTGTAGAGGTACTAAGGCACCACGGACCATTAATGTTAGCGCAGCGGCTCCGAGCAGCAAACCTACTGCTCCTGTTTTCATTAACTTACCTGCAAGCGCTATCCCACCTAATATTATTAATGCCTTACCAACAGTTCCCCAGTCTATATTGGCCAGGTTTTGAAGCGCGCCTGGTATTGGTCCAATACCCACGAGTAGGACTAAAGCACCAGCAGCTGCTAGCATACCATATGAGCCTTTACCCATTAACTTACCAACTAATGCTAGGCCTCCTAATAGTGCAAAAGCTTTGGTCATCATCATCCAGTCTATGTTAACCATATTTTCAAGTACGCCTGGTATTGGTCCAATACCAACTAGAATACCTAATGCAGCCGCGGCAGAAAGCATACCCATCCCACCCGCACCCATTAACTTACCTACTAATGCTAAACCTCCAAGAATCACAAAAGCCTTTGTAATCATACCCCAGTCTATATTAGCTAAGTTTGGAAGCACTCCGGGTATTGGACCTACACCTACCAGAAGCGCTAATGCTGCAGCTGCAGCAGCTATACCTGCAACAGCTCCACCAATACCTTTTAGACCACTTAAAAGCCCTCCTTTTTTAGATTTTTTACCTGTATTCGCCTTAACAGATTCGCGCGCGGCTCCGGCTGGTGTTTCTTCTGATACTTTTGTTGTTAGTGAGGTATCTTTTTTCTGCTCTTTTTCTTTACCGAAAAATACATCAGCTATAATATCTGCTATGTTAGTAGTTCTTTTTCGTTCTTGGGATGATAGGGTAGGCTTTACACGCTTTTTTCTATCAAACGAGGAAGAATCAGACTCAATAATATTTTTAGATACTTTTTCAGATCCTGATTCCTCGTTATCGCTAAATAACTTACTAACAATACCCGCCATCCACAATATTTAATTGGATGTATCAAAAAAGGCAGGATCTATAGCTATAGTTTTTTCATCGAAAGTTAATATTTCAGTTTCGTATGACGCGAATGCTTTAAAAAAGGTAGCCAACTGTCTATATACAGTAAGCGGTAAATTTTCAATTATATCTACCCTTTCGGTTATTTTAAGATCGTCGAATAATGCCGTTTCATCACCCACTGTTACCGATTCAATATACTTTATTAACTCGTATATATAGATTAATCCAAAAGCTTTATCCGGCGCCGGGTCGTCTTTACCCTTATCTAGCTCTGCTAAGCACTTACTAATAATACTATTTTCTGCCTTTAGCGTTGGTATTTTAAACTTAAGTTCGACTTTGCCCTCCTTCGCATTACCTTTCATGTTAAATGCCTTTTTAACTTCGTCTATCTTATCGATATATTTATCAATATTATAAACATCACCATCAATACTAACTTCACTACCAAGTGATTGTCTTCTTAAATGTAAAACTATTTTAGACCTATCAACTGTAAAAATATTATCTGTATCAGCATTCTCTAAAATAATATTATTTAAAACTTTTTTAAATTCAATGGCTCCTTTAATACCAGTTACGGCCGTACTAAGCAAATTTTTCTGCTGTTTTAGAGTTAAAGTTTTTAGAACCACCTCTCCTGATGTAATAGGAAGTTTTAAATTGTTCTCAATATCTTTTAACTTTTTAAGAAGGTCGCTTGAAATTTGTGACATAAATTTATTTATTGCAATACTCTATGTTTTCAACTCTGATTTTCTCTCTTTGTTTTCTTTAATATATAGCTCCATATAATCTTTTATATCTAAGTATGTACTTTTTTGCAAAAATGTAACATCATGTATACGTTCACTTAAAATAAAAATATAGTCTCTATAAGTACGAATATCTATAGGACTTAGTATTGTAGCTAGGAAATGTACTATATAACAATCGTTTAAGCTTAAGTCTATTTTATCACCTTTCAACATAAAGCTTATTTTAAGTTTTGATATATGCTGTTTATAAAATTCTTTTATCTTTGTTTGTATTTCTAAAGGAAGATAATTAAAAATTAAATCTTGCTCTGTATAACTTAAATTACAAAAGTCTATAGTCTCTCCATCTAATATTATAGTTTCTATAAAGTTACCTTCATATAATGTAGTTAGTGGAAAGGTCCTAGGGTAGTTAAGAGTAATAATATTATTATCAAATTTAAATACCTCCTTTATATCAACAATCTCTAATAATTCGTTTTGTATTTGTATTATATCAAAACTATAATCTCTCAACTCGATAATGTTTCCAACACACAAGTCTCTAATATGTAAAAGACAAAAAAACTTCTCTAATATATTAAGATCAGGAGTAATAAAGAGATTATCTAAATACGATAAAATCGCTTCTTTATTATCTATTATACAGTGAAGCTCCTTACAGTTCTCTATTGTAAAAGTTTTTAATAGAACTGATTTAGAGGTAGGAAGAACTAATCCTAACATATATTAATTACAACGGTCTGTAATTTTTACAAGCGAAAGTAATTGATTTTTCAATAAAATCTCCATCACCGTAATTTAAATTATAACCTTCTACAGCAGTAGGGAAAGCAGCTTCAAACACATAACCTTTACGCTTCGAACCATCGTTATTGTATTGAGTAACCGTAATATCCGATTTTAATTTAAAATTTGTTAATCCGTCAATACCTAGCGCTATAAGCCACGGTCTAAAGAATCCATGTTCTATATCTTCACCTGTTTCTAAAACATTTAAACTAAATGACCTAGAGAGAAAGTCAGTTCTTTGAACTAACCCATAACCAGGTAAGAATCCGCCACGATTTTCTACTCCTATAGGGGTAAACTCACTTGATTCTTGAGGTATAGTAAACTGCCTAGCAACTAGTAAAGTACCGCTTCTTGTTAAATCCTCCGGATTTACTTTAGCTTTCCAATTTTCATTGGCCTTACTAATTGCAGCATTAATAGCTTCATTAACATTTGTATCTATACTCACCTTCCAAAGAAAGGGATGTGATACGAAAAAGTTAGGATCCGTACTAAACGCGTCAAGAAAAGCTTTAGCTTCGTTGGCCATATAATATATTTATGGTCTAACTAAAGTCTCTATAGAAATGATATGCGAAAGTAACAGTAGTATTTAAAATTTCTCCGGTACCGTCAGCTATAGAATAATCAATTGGACTAATATCTCTAATAGACGCACCTACAAGTTGTATGGTTTGAACAGGGGCTAGATCCTTATTGATTACATCTAAAGTAATAAGATCACCGTCACCAGGCAGTCCGTACTGACCGGTTGAAGTTTCATTATTAAACACGGCTCGTGAAGCTGCTTCAAATTTAGTTCTTAATTCATTATTCTCATCATGAAAGAACTCAATAGAATAAGCTTCTGAACCTGGATAGGTAGACTTACCAGGAACATTAAACTGCTGACCGTAGTAAGAAACTGTCTTGTTTTCAATATTTCTACCAGGTAGTTGAGCTGATCTAGCGTAAACTAAATCTGAATCACCGTCGAAGGATACTCCTTCAACGTTAATTTGTTTAACCCTGAATAAAAAGTCTCTTGCAAATTGCTTTTCGGCTGCCCTTGAGAAGAAGTTTTGAATTGTAGTTGCCATAATATTATTTAATTGTTATTTTGTATTAACCGATGATTTCTTCGAAGTTAGCGTCAGTTCTTGTAGCGTAGAAGTTAACTAAGATAAACTCAGCAGTTCTAACTGGCTTAATGTAGATATCTACTACCAATTCATTTGCGTCAATAACCTCTGCTGTGTTATTTCTTTCATCACAAACAATCAAGTAATCGTAAATACCTTCGTTGTTTTTCGCTTTTTCGAATAGTGGGGTTAAAGTATTAATAAGTCTCTGTCTAGTAAACTCTGAATTTTGTTCAAATACGAAGAATCTAGAAGCTTTCTTAGTAGGTCTTTCTAGTGCTAAGAACAACCTTCTAACGTTAATTCTATCAAATGCACTTGGTTTCTTACTAAGTGTCTTTTGACCGAATATAACTTGCCCCTGATTAGGGAAGTTAGCTACTGGGTTAATGTTAGCCTTATAAAGCTCATCTCTTTGCTTCTGGTTAGGATTAACTGCAAGATCGTTAGCGAATTGAATTAACCCTCTAGTAAATCCAGCTGGAGCAAACCATGGGAAGGTTGCAGCATCTGTTCTTGCCATTGCAGCTCCTCCAAAGCCTGAGAACGGAATGAACACCTGTCTACCTGAATAATTATCATAAATTAATGGCCATTGTGCATAAACTGCTGCATATGAAGTATTTTCATTCTCAAACTGGTGGCGGATTGGCCAGTAAACATCTGTTTGGAAGTTTCTTAACTTGTTATCAAGAACTCTGGTATTTTCACCCGTTACGAGAATCTGACGTAATACATCCGCTACAAAGATACAATCACCTCTCTGACCTCCAAGGAATGGTGGTGTACAGAACCTTTCAAACTTATTAAAGATTGTAGAGTAGTTGTTTCTTAAAGTAAGGGCAGTAACGCTTATATCTCCGCTAGTTCGTAGTCCATTAACAGCAGTTAATAGAACGTCATCTGTATTATACTCATCATAGTAAGTCTTTCCGCTAGCGGTACCAGCTGCATGAATAGTGCCTAAGCCACCTTCCACAACAACATCAATTTCGTATATTTCATCGTTGCTAATTCCATCTAATGCTCTATCAAGTTTTGCAGGTACATCACCTATAGTCTTATTTGTAATTTTACTATCAACAAATGCACCAGCGGCGTAAAGATTTTCAGCTTTACCTAACTGCGCGTTAAGCTCTGTAAATTTAGCAGAATCAATTCCTGATATATTAGAAGCAACACCCTCTAGCTGTGTAGTATTAACTCTTAACTTCTTAGTAGGCTTACCATCTACCATAGCGGTAGAGCCATTAAAGTAATTTGAAATATTAGGATTAACTAGTAATCTAACGTTTCTTGAATGACTATCTCTTGTTTCAAGGAAGAATGGATTATTAGGCCCACCGGTAGGATTAAGTTGCTGTCTATAGTAGTTAGCAGATCCTACAATACCTTCTTCAAGAACATAATCGAGCTTGAATGCTTCGTTAGCATATATCGATTTACGAAGTTTAAATACTCCAACATTCAGAACATCATCATCTTCCCTACCATCAATGTTATAATCAGTAAGATTTTCCATTATCTCCGATACTGTGTTGGCAGTACCGCGTGGAGTTGCAGATAAACTAAATTGTAGAACCCCTCTTGGTATGGTTGTGTATCCAGTAAGCGTATTAGCTGCTGCAGCATTAACTGTCTTAACATCTAAAATAGAATCGAAATTAGAGTCTGGATTAATGTTAGTATTATCAGCAATACCTAAGTAGTATCCTTCAAACTGGCTATTAATAGTAGTTTGAGCCTTATTAAGTATAACTAATCCAGCTCCTCCAATAGTACTTACATCAGTAAAAGAATCTTTCGCGCCGGCAGTGTCCGTCCAATCCCAGCCGGAACCTTCTGTCGCACTAAGATATTGACTTTCAGTAAGTTCAAGGTGCGTAGGCTCTCCTAATACATATGTTCCTGATAAGACACTTAAGTCAGTAGTAACTAATTGATTAGATTGCGGATTAATCGTAAATGAATTGCTAACCTTATTACTAAAAGGTGCTATTATACTAGGAGAAGTTGCAGTTGCTCCGCTACCTATATTACTTCCTCCTGTTAGCACTATTGTTACTGTGTTACCCGTGGGAGCTGGACTCGTACCCATACCGGCCGCGGCGCCACCAGCAGCGGTTGCGGCTGTGTTGATTGCGTTTCTGATAGCAGTAGCGACTTGCGCTGGAGTTTGATTAAAAGAAACAGCTACATTAACACTTGGCGTGGTGCTGTAACCTGGCGCTACTCCGCCAATAGTAAAGCCTACTGACGATAAAGCACCGTTACCTGTTTTAAAACTAAAGCTAGCATCTTTAAGTGCTGACATTGCTTGCGTTGCACTAAAATTAAGCGATACCTCATAAGCACTTAAAAGACCAGCACCGTCAGCATTGGTAACCGTTCTTACTGGATACACCAAAGCAGAATATTTGGATCCAAATCCATCACCCGTACCGGGGCCATATGGCAGTCTAGAAGCGTAAACATTACCTGGAGAATTGAGTAATTCGCTTACAGAGTAGTAAAAATATCTTTCCGCTGAATTGGTTGGAGTACCAAATACACGGTCCAACTCTTGTTTAGTAGTAATTTTTAAAACTTCATCCAAAGGACCTTGCTGAGCAAATCCTGTAATATAAAAATTTGTACCTGTATTCTGTGGTGCAATAAGAGACAAGTCCGATTCTCTTATTTCAACACCTGGTGAGGTGATTTTCTTTGTGGCCATAAAATTATTTATTTAAATTCGGCCCAAAAAACTCAAAAATCTACAATTTCAGTGTGAAGTTGTGAATAAACAAAGGTAAATCCGGAAACCAACTCGTCTGTATTTTGATAATCGTAATCTATTGAATCAACGGACGTTGGAAACGCCTTTGTATATGTAAACTTAATTCTATCATTATTAAATTCATCTTTACCTTTTATTGTAAGATTCGTTTGATAATCAGCAAAGTTTTTATCAACATTAATTTCTCTAGCATTATATCTACCTTCTTTTTGATCGTGTAAAAGGTTTAACCAATTATATAAAACCCAGTAGTTTTTATACTCATTATCTATTTTAAATTTAACACTTACCGGAGGATAAGAGTTTTTTGAATGAGATGAGAGATATAGTGTATTACCAGCGTATCTATTTTCTACAGCAGGTACAACTATTTCAGGTACAGCAGTACCATATATTGAAAATTGTACAGAATCTGGTACTATAGTTTTGTTGTCATTCTTAAACTTAGAGCTAAATTCTTTTAAAATTGGAGGTACGTCAAAAATTAAAAGAAATTTATCTGCTCTTGATTTATTAAGAAGAGATTGCTGTGTAGCGTTTCTTGCCATATCTATATTTATTACTGAAGATGAGTAAACCCGTTCATTTCTAATTCCGCCATATCGTCCTCTGCTTGGCTTTCACCCATACCAAATACAACTGGCGGTAACATATTATTTGATCCTACAACTTCATTATCTGAATATATGGAAGTTGCATCTTCAAAGTATTGAATGCCGTAATCCATAGGCTCTAATACAAGAGGTTTACCCATATCGTCTAATTCTATTATTTCAAAGAAACGCTCTGTAATCTCTTTTTCTAATATGAATAAAGAATATAATGTGGCCATTACCTTATCATCATGATACCCTTGCCTTGCTTTCCAAGTACCATTAGGGTATCTAACAAACGATTTTAATTCTTTGAGCGTTTCTGCATCCCGAATAGTAACCGAACGTGCCTCATTAATATAATACCGCATATTAAGAACACCTTTATATTTAGTATTTGTATGTGCTATCATACCTTGCATTACCTGTTTCCTATGAGCTTTAGCATTTCCATATGATACTAGCTTTTCGTACCCGTAATCGTTTGCTAACCTATCTACCACTTGTGCCCCAGGACCATTTCTCTCTATTAAAGCTAGTGGAGATCCATAGTTGCGTAAAATAGAATAGACTTTATTAGTATATTCTGCAGGAGGTATCTTATTATTAGTATAACACGCGACTTGTTTAATATCTCTCAAATCTGTAATATCAAATATTTGAATTACAGAAGAATCAACACCTACACCTTCTGCTGTATCCACTCCAGCAGCGTATACTCTAGATGGATCCGCCTCTTCCCAAATTTTATAATGACCGTCATCTAGAACTATTTTTGGCTCGCAAACCTGCGTTTGCATCTTTTCGAATAACTCATCATCGATAGAGGATTCACCAGAATTTATAAACTCGCAGCAAAATTCCTGTAGCCAAGCCTCACGAGAACCAATTGCTTGCTTAGTATTATTTGCCCATATTTCATCTCTACCCGGAACCTCATCCCATAAAATTCTATCATAAGCCCAACCATTTTCACCAGACTCAGCACCAGAATATAACTTATAAAAGAGATTATCAGTACCGTTTGCAGTAGAACAGACAAAGACTTTAGATTTTTTAGAAGAGGTAATAACAGGAAAGACCGACTTCCAAAACTCTTCTACTAAGTGAGGTTCAATAAAAGCCATCTCATCAATAACAAGGCAGTTAACGGATTGACCACGAGCGGCTGTACCGGTTGTAGTTGTAATACCAATACGTGATCCATTCTCTAACGTCATAGATGTCTTAGCATATTCCTTAACTGGAGATTTTAACCAGTTGGGTAGTTCCTCATAAGCCATTCTAATACGTTGGAAGATTTCTATTGCTGTGGCCTCTTTGTTAGCTACTAATAATATCCTTTGATCACTATTAAAGATAGCCTGCCAGAGGATATAGATAGTCATCATAGTCGATTTACCTATCTGTCGAGAAGCTAATTGAATGAAGAATCTATTATCTCTCATTTTTCTAAGAGCCCTTTTTTGTGCCTTGTATAACTCGATCTTTTCACGACCCCTATCTAAATTGACAATAAAGAAAAAATTCTCTGCGAAATATAAAATATTTTTATGAGCTTTAGAAAGCGATTTTACCTGTTCTTTAGTATATTCACCCTTCCAATTAACGTTAGGTAAGTTTTTATTACCCATATAATACATATTATCTTGCTGAGGCATGTAAAATATTTATCTCTAGTATAAATAAT